CGATGTTCTGCGGGCGTTTGCGGCCGATCTTGATCTGGCCCATCAACTGCTGATCGAACTCGACGCGGATGTCGTAGTATCCACGGCCGGTTAACATGCCGTCGAGCAATACCTGCGGCTCAAAGAATTCCGTGCGGCTTATCTGGTTCGTGTTGACCCAGATTTTATCCATCGCATCGGCCGCGTCGTCCTGCGCGTCGATCGAGGAAGGGGTAAACCGCACGTCGCCAGTGGAGTACAGCATTTCGCCCACAATGGAATCGAGGGTGCGGAACGTCTGGTTGACCGTAATGGTCGGCCGGTTCGTCTCGCGCATCTCCGCTTGTTCTTCAGCGGACCACTGACGATTGGCGTAGAAATCGTAGCTCAGAGCCGAACGACGCAAGAAATCGTCGTGCCCTTGATTGCGGCAGAAACGATAGCCTTCGTAGTTGTCTTGCGCTTTGCTTTCGTCGTTCGCCATTGCGCTCAAGCCGTCATGAAGGATTTAGCGCCAGAATTGGCGACCAGTTGTTTTTTCCAACTTTCAGGCTTACGCCCCTGATTGCGCGCCTTCTGCGGGCGCGGCGGAGAAAGTACCATCGACATGCGGATAAGCCAAGCCAGTGAATCGACAATATCATCGTGCGTGCCGCTGGGGAATCGTAGCAGCTCTCGCTCGACCAAGCTAACCCACGGTTGCGCCGTAGGGAAATGCACCAGACCCATCTGCATCTTCTGTTGCAGCGGCCGGGCACGCATCAACTTATCGGTGACGGGTTTGAGTTCCTCGGACAGCGACAGCTTGAGCTTCTCCTTCTGGATCGCCTCATTTAGCAGCGGCGCCATGGTCTTGTAAATCTGCCCCTGCTCGATACCCATCACCTGGATGTGCGGCCATTTCTTGGCCAGCGCCATCATGGCGGTGATGATACCGTACATATTCATGCGCGCGCGCACCATGTCCATGACGTAGATCGCGCCCGAATAGTGGTACGCCGCCACGGTACCGACGGTCCAGTCGTTCTGAGCCTTCTCACCAATCGCCAGGTCCCAGGCGGTAAACCAGATGAAATCATCCTCCGCGCCAGGCAGCGCGGAGAAGGTACGAAACATGTCTTTCGTGAAGTATTCACCCGTCTCCGGTACTGGATTCTGCTGGAACAGTGCGTTCCACTGCACGGATGGCATCGTATTACGGATACGCCGCAGTTCGAGCGACGTGTATCGCTCCGGATGTAGCGCATCATCTTTATGGCGTAGCAGGATCGCCCCTTCCGGTACAACTTCCGGCGCGGTCTGAATCGAGCGATCCGGGAACAAATACTCGTCGTACTCGGCGATTGCCGGGTAGGAAATCACCTGCCAGTTATCGATTTCGTCGAGCGGTACGTCCGCTTCGAGGAGCGCCTGCTTATCCGACAACAGCAGCCCGGAGAGATCACCGTCATGCCAGCGAGTGTTATGGCTAACCAACCCGTTGGCGATGAAGTTTTCTGTTCCGGCCACCTGTATGTCAAAAACGTCCTCAACGCCGCTTTCTACGATGCTTACTATTTCATCCAGTATGAAGTCGCACGTACGCAGCGGCTCGGAGTAACACGTCTTCGGTTTTGCCGTATCCAACAGCGAGGTTGCAATCGTTACAGAGCAGTCCGCGGACTTTTCCGGTGCGATGGTTGTGGTCGACGCAAAGTTTGCTGCCCCAGTGCGCGCGGACATTTTTGCCTGGGGGGAGCCCACAGACAGCGCATAATCCGCGTTGCTCTTCAACGAGCCGTAGGTAATCGGTGTGTTCGAGCCCGTATCGGTGTTTAAGGTGAGCGGCGCGGCGCGAAACGGGATTGACGGATGGGGGGCGCACGCCACTAGCCCAACGAGCTTTGTTGTAATGCGAGCTGCAATAGCCTTTAGTGACCACCGGTTTGCCGCATCCTTCGTGGGAGCAGACAACCCCTTTCCATTTTCCCCAGTGGAGTGATTTACCCGCACTATCACGTCCCCAACCCGCAGGTTTTTCAACTTTATCCATTCCGGAACTCCGTCGCGCTGAACGAGAAACGGATGCCGCTCGTTAGCTTTGACAATCGTACCGGAAGTCGTCGTGATCGCATAGATGTAATCAGGGCCTTGATTCGCCCAGTTAACCACTACAGACGCCGACAACGAACCGTTGTCGTATGTCGCCACCGCGTCGCCGACTTTAATGTGCTCCAGCGCTTTTCCGCTGCCATCAGCCATGAGTACGGACGTATCGCCAGTCATGCACTGAATCAGCAATACGCCGCCGCCGGGCGCCATACGAGTACGTGCGGTCGAGGTATACCAGTTGTACGCGTTCTCGCGCACTTTCGGTGACTGTGCTTCCTGATAGTCCTTGATCGGGTCATCAATAATGAGGATGTGCGCGCCGGTACCGGTGATACCCGCTTCTACACCGGCCGCACGGTAGCGGCCGCGCTTCGTCGTAAACCACTCTTCGACACCCTGCGCGTCAGCGCGCAGCTTCGTCCCAGGAAAAATCGCCTGATAATCGGGGTCTTTGAGTCGATCTTTGATAACGCGCGAAAACCCGATCGGCAAACTAGACGCGTAGGAGGCCGAAATCACCTCCCATTCGGGATGCAGCCCGAGCACCCAACCGGGCAGTTCCAACGACGCCAAGGTACTTTTCCCGTGCCGCGGCGGCACGAAAATCATGAGCCGAGGGGACAGTCCCTGCTCCACTTCGCGTACAAACTGCTCCAGACGGCGCGCAATATCCTTGTGCACCCACCCCGATTTATAGTCCGGATTGAACTGTTTGACGTAATACAACAGATATTTCCGCGCCAATTCGCGCCGCGCGAACTCGCGGGTCTGCTCTTCGCGATAATTGAGCGCCTGGTTCTCCAAAACGACCGCTTTGGTGTCCTGGCCGCTCACGACGAGCTGCCGCGCACGTCGTGTCACCCAGCGGCTACCCAAATGCTTGTTGTACAGACTCAACGTGCCGAACTGTTTCTCGCAGGTGCCGCAGAAATCCACAAAAATGGGCGGCTCTTCGCTCAGCAGTCGGAAATTGGTGATGGACTGCTCGACGCCACACGAGCCGCAGTAGATCAGCGGCTTCAAAACCGCTGGTGTGCTCACGCGGTACGCTCGATGGGATAGAAATCGGCGTCGACGATGTTACTTTCATCCGCCAGACGCAGCAATTCGGCCTCGGGCAGGGATTTGATCTGTTGGCGCAGCTCGCGGATATCGCCGGTGATAGTGATATGCACTTCGGCTGGCTTATCGAAGCCCAGAATCTTGGCCGTTTCGCGCCACGCGGCAATCATCGCCATGGGGTCAGTGATCATACGTGACATCTCGATCGCTTCCTGCAGGCCAGCGACCACATCTTCGCGGGTGATCTTGACCTGTTCGCGCACGTGCGCGCGCAATTTCTCGCGTGCAATTTTGACCTCTGGGCGCATCAATATATTGGCGTAGGTCGTTTCCAGCCCGCACAGCTGCGCCGCCCGCAGCTGGGTCATCCCCATCACTTCGATGTTATAGACCAGCTTCTGTTCGTCGGCGGTTAGCATACTCATGGGTCCACTTTATATCACGCCACCCACTCAAATATCACGTATCCCTGTGTTCCGGCCTGTCCGCTGATGCCATTTGCGCCGCCACCGCCGCCCATGCCGTAAGTGCCGCCCAACACAGAGGAGAAAGAACCCGCAGGGCCACCGGCGGCTCCCGGTTGCGCTAACCCGCTGCCATAAGTAACGCCTTGGCCACCGGTGCCTCCTGTTTCACTGAACGAAGCGCCGGTAACCGTACCACCCGTGCCACCTGACGCTGGCGCACCACTCGCAGAAAACGTACCGCCGTTACCACCATTAGCGACGATGCTTATACCCGTGCCTGTGATAGACGTCGGTGTACCATTCGCGCCGTTAGATGCGCTGCCGCCTACACCACCAGCGATACCGCCAGTACCGACTACGACAGCCAGTGCGGTGTTGGTGCCGATAGCGATAATTCCTTCGCCTGCGCCGCCGCCGCCGCCGCCACCACCACCTGCTGTCGAGCCGCTGACGCTGCCACCACCACCTGCACCAGGACCGACGATCTTATATTTAACCTGTAAAACGCCCGTGGGGATCGCGAATGATCCGTTGGTTATAAAATACTGGTTATAAATGTTCCCCACTGCGGCGCCTCCGTTGTACAGACCAAGCGGAAATACGAGGCCTGTCGTGGGGCGCGTAGTCAACGCCCCTGCGATAGGCACGACAGTTGCAGCGGTACCCGCGACAATAATTTCCCAAGTCTGTCCGTTGGTACAATCTATGGCCATATAAATGCCGTCGTTGACGTCATAAAAGTATGTCGACGTTCCCGCCCACACTTGGTCAACGAGGATGCCCCGATAAAGCAACGCAATATTGTCTCCCGGCACCGTACCGGGTATTTGTATAATTACACCAGTGGGAGACTTTAACTGGGTGAACAATCCACCGCCGTGCCAAGGTGTATTAGCTGATAACGGATAAAATCCGTAATACGGTAGCTGATTTTCTACTGAACCTACATTACACGCATTAGAGATAGAAGCTAACGCGTAACGGCCAGCGTCGGGCCAGTTAGCCACTGGGAATGCTCCACGTATCTGATTCTTCCACGATTAACCAAGAGCTGTTAGCCCCTATATAAACACGAAATATGGATGAGGCGTTGTACGCCGTATCTGTGAACGTTTGGCCTGTAAGTAACGAAGTACCGATGCCATTATGTAGAGGACTCCACAGATTAGGTATCCAAACACGATTTGGTATGGCTAACACACCTGAAGTAGTAGTTTTTGATCCGAAGCACTGCATACTTATTTTGTCGCGCAGGATACGGTTCAAATAACCACCCATAGCTACCGGATTATTGGGGAAAAGCCCCCAAACCGATTGTCCGAAACGACCCCCCGCCTGCGCATATGAGCTAAGCAATGTCCCATCTATAGTTCTATCAAACCAACCATCCATCAAATTTACATTAGAAATTGAGGTAAATATGTCGATCTGATTTGCTACGCCACCAATACCGGTACAAACAGTAGCGTAATTATCCCCCGAGTAAGTCGCGGGAGGATCACCGAAATGGGTTCCCTGCCAACCACTGGCCGTCGTTGAAGATTGGGTTAGCAGTCTTATATACCTATCACTTATTTGAATTTGGTAGGCGACGGCTGTTGCGCTCGCTGTTTGCGAAAGCTGAAGTCTTTGCGCAGTATCGGCAGCTAGAGCTACCGTAGGAAAAGGATTACCGAGTCCTGCCGATGTCGCCGCTGTTGCCGTCTCTGCGCCGCGCCAAAGACAAAAGTTTGCCGCTGTAACAACGGCGCTATCGTGTGTTACTAAAAGACAATTTCCGTTGCCCGCTGCCTGTTTGTAGACGCGGCTATTGGTGGTACTAAATAAAGTCGTCCAGCTCTTCTGTGCCATCGCCCAATCGAGCACCGCGCAGAGCGAACCGTTCTGGCCGGTCAGCGTCGGCGCGCCAGAGCTAGGCGTCCATGTGCCGGGCGAACCTGACGGCGTCGTCGGGCCGAAAAGGGTGAGCATTCCTAATGACATAAGCGCATCCTAAACCTGGGTGACGATATAATTGAGCGTCGCTGTGGTAGCGATAGCGCTGGCCGGTTCGAGTGAATATGCGATATTGACCGACGGTGTCGATTCGTTATTACATACCTCAACAGCCGGGAAATCGAGTGTAAGATTCGTCGTGGTCAGTATGGCTTCGAGCAACAGACCAGAAAACTGAGGGGGATACGACGTCACCAGTCGTGAAAAATCCGCCGCCTGATGCGCTGTCGTACTGTACAGCCGTAAGCGGCACGGCTGCGTCGCCGTAATATTGAACACTTTGATGCACCGCGCAATAGCTACTGTGCTCTGCAGCGCCAACCCGCTAGGGCTGACAATCGCCGTGGCCTGTCGAAATGCCCAGTTAAGTACGACTCCTGCGGGCAGCTCAGCGGATAACTGCGACGTGGCATCGCGGACAAGAGGAGTCGCTGTCGTCATACATTATGCATGGATGATCGAGCTGACTTTCTCCAGCACGAACTCCGTCGCGCTGATCGCCGCCTGACTGAGCACGCACACCAAATTCCCCGATGCTGATGGCGCCGTCGTCGTCACCGCGCCAGACGTCGTGCTCAGGTAGACCGGTGCGCCAATCGTCAGGCCCGAAACACCCGTCACGATTTGACCGGGGAAAAAGATCGTAGCAGTGGCGCCTGACGATACGGCAGCTGTGACGAACCCCGAAACGGGCTTCGATGTGTCCGTGGCGTTGGCGTTACGCGCGCTGGCGACGCCCGAACTCGACCAGATATTCACCATCGCACCGGCGGCGAGCGCTTCTGTCGCGGGGAGCGCAAGCGAGGCTTCGCCGATACCCGCGGGGAGCAGGGTGGAATCAATGACGCCCGCAGAGTTCAGTGCGGGGATATCACCGGCGTTCGTTGCGCCGGAGCCAATCTGGACGCCGACCTGTTCACCCGATAGATTCGTCGTACTGTCGCGCCGTAGAAAAGTCTTACCGGTCATCAGGGAGCCCTCAAAAGTGCGGTCTGAACGTTGAATTCGATGGTGGTGGTTGAAATGGCGCGACCCACTTCGAGAATAGCGCTAGTGTCATTGGGGACAGTCTGCGTGATACCGCCCCCTACTGTCGACAAATAAATACGTCCTGGCACCCAGCTCCAACCACTTTCGGTGACCGAGAACTGCGTCGCGACAATAATGGGCGTACCGACAGCGGCTGCCTGGGTCGTCACCGCCAGCTGCAGCACCATATCCTCGACCGCATTCGGATCGGCGGCGTGGGCTACACCGGCATCGATCGCCACCACCGTAGGCCAACCTAAATTCTCCCCGGCGGTCACGGTAAACGTCAAATCCCCCGGCGAGCCCGGTGGCCCCTGAATACCCGGGATATTGACCGCCGTGGGCGACTGTGTTTTTACGGGGACGGCGACTTTCTCCACCGTGCGCACCGTCACCTGCTGCGACGTCTGCGCGGTCAGCCCCACGCCACGTCGGACGGGGGTTGAGACGGCGCCGCGCGATACGTGCGTCACGGTGATCGGCTTATCGACGACGACAGTGATAATCTCACTCATGATGCGGGGCGTGTAACGGCAGGATAGATAACCATCGCGCCCTGAATCACACGTTCGGCATACACCGGCGACGCCGTGTTGAAAATCCGTAGGTCGTAGAACCACTGGGTCAGTTCGTTCGCCGTGGGCAGCGCCATCGTGGCCGCGGCCGTCACGGCGAACGTGATCGTACCGGCCGCGCCGTCGATCGCGATCTCACCGGTCTCAGTACCCCAGTCGATCAACGGTGGATCGGCGTCAGTGGGGTCGAAGCGCGCCATCATCTCCGCGCTGTACCCGGTCAGATCGACGATCGTGCCGTCTTCGTTGGTCAGCGCCAACGAATCGTCGAAGGTCTGGTTCTGCCAGATCGACAGGGTGAGATTGAGCGGTTGCTTCACTGGGGCATGCTCTTGACGAAATCGTCGAACGTGGCGTCGTAGCCCTGGTCCTTCATGTGGGCTTTGTACCGGTTGAAGAGGTGGCGCTGCTTACGCGCGATCGCGTCCGCTTTGCGTCGGCCGGCGCGGTTGAGCCGCTCGCCGCGGTCCGCCACCGGTGCCTGTTCGCGCTCTTTCATCGGTACGCCCTCGGTCTGGATCGAATGTGATCGGCTTGAGTGTGATGTCGCGCAGTCGTTCGAGCTCGTCGATGCACGCCTGCAAATACTGCAGCTCGTTGGCGATCATATCGTAGGAACCGGCAGCCAGCCACCGATTTCGAGGACGCGGAAATACTTCAGCGCATCGGTGTGGTGGTCGATGCACGCCTGCCAGTTCTCATCGTTCAAGGTGTCCGCCATCTCGCGTTCGCCCTGGGTGATACCGGGCGCTTCGTCAATGGGCGGCAGGCACGGGAGCATAGAGCTCTTGGGCGGCAGCGGCAGATGCACTGGCGCTGGCGGCAATCGCACTATGGCGGCTGGCGCGCACGCCACTAAACTCAGCAGGGACAAGCTGATCAGCGTAAGTCGGATCGTCATGAGTAGCCACCGTGACTTTGGTTTTATAGACGATCGCCGCTTTCGCCTCGACCGTTGCCTGGGTGCTGGCCGCTACCGTGATGGTATCGACCTGTTTCTGCGCTACCGCTGTCTGCTTCGCGGCCTGCGCGTCCGCTTTCTTGTCAGAAGCGTCGATCTTGGCCTGTATCTTCGGTACCGCCGCCACTTCGCCGGCATCGTAAGCGGTGTGATGGAAGTACCACACACCAAGAATCAGGGCGAAGACCAGGAGCGCGCCGACGATGAGCTTCGCTTCAAGCGTCATGTTTATCTCCTGTGACACCGAGGTCGTGAGTGGGCACCAAGGTCGCGAAATACTGCAGCGCGTAGATCGCATGCTGCAGCATCTTGGCTTCGTGCATGGGATTAATGATATCCGTGCGCAGGTGCAACGACGCGTGGCTCACTTCGTCGGCCAGGGCGAGCAAAAACTGCCGGCTCTGGCAATCCTCGGGCGTCACAACCGTGCCTTCGCCGCGGCGATCAGCTCGCGCACTTTCGCTTCGAACGCGTCCCATTTCTTCTCCGCATCGGCTTCGAAACGGTGGATTAGCGTGGTCACTTCGCCGTTCTGGGTGGTTACCGTCACAGCGATGCCCGGCGTGCTGGTTTCCGGGGCGGTCTCACCGGTGTCTTCGGTACTCATGATGTCGAACCTCCGTATTGGCGATGGTTGCGCCAGTAGACATACACCGCGAACCCGACGGATGCCGCCGCCAGAACGCAGGACAGGATGACGAAATATTGACTGGTGGAGGCGTTACCCATCAGCGCGCCGGAAATGGCGTTACTGATGTGCTGCGCCTGGTCCGCGCCCTGGATAATGGCGCCAGCCGTACCCGTGACGACGGTCGCAATGGTCGCCTGGCCCGATTTCGTCTGCGTCGGGCGTGTGGGGGGCGGTTCGGGCGTCGCACTGGAGCTGGGCACCTGGCGCAAATCACTGCGGGTCAGGACCGGCGCCACTGGATCGGCCACAATGACCTGGCTGGGCTTGATGGCGGCGTCGGGCGTCAGCCAGAGCGTCGTTTCCAGTGCGCGACGGTTCACCAGACCCTGTGACACCTCTTTTTGGTGTGTTACCGGGTTGGTGATCTCGTTCCACTGTGCCAGCTGACCCGGTACGGCCGCGTATTGGCTATTGGGCGGGTTCAATTTCTTCAGCAGTGTCGACTCTTTGAACGCCTCGACGCCGACATTGAACACGAAGCAAACCAGCGCCGCGAACTGGTTATCCGTGAGTGGTACCTGCACCAATTCCTGGATCGCCGCTTCGGTGGGGGCTAAATCGGCGTCGAAATAGCTCTGCGCCTGGGCTTCAGTGCACGTGTCCCCCGGTTGAACATCATGGGTATGGCCCCAACCGATGGTCCAGACACCGGCCGAATCCCTATAAGCAAGGAGTGCGGGCTTACCGTTGGAGCCGGCCAGCCCCTCCCAGACTTTGAGCTGGTTCTGGCCGTAGAGATCGAGTTTTCGTGCTTCGGTAGTCATCAGACTGTCGTCTCGTGAGCGTTTGGATTCCCCGTGCGCAGCTGTTCGGCCAGATTCAGCACGCGCATCCGTTCGTGCGGGTTAACTCCCACCAACCCCGGCCACGCGCTAAGCATCAAGTGCCGGTAGGCCGCATCGTAGTCCGATTTTCGCAGGGCGTCGAACATTTCCGTCATCTTGCGCAGCGGTTCGACGCCCATAAAAAGGGCTACATGCAGTAAAACGGCGCTGCGAACGGTCCCGATATGGTGCAAATTGATCAGCGTCGAGCGTAGTGCGTCGATCGTCGAACGAAGGTCCGTAAAGACCATGATTTCGACCTCGGCGCGGGTCAAACCAGCGGTCTTTTCCAGGAATTTCTCGTAATCTCGCAGCATCCGTGCGGCCTGTTCGGCAGGAAAATACACGACGGGGGGATATTTGACGATATCACGATGCGCTACCTGCATGATCTGCTCTTCGTCGTCAAAAACCTTTTGTGTTTCGGCGTCGTAAGTCAGTTTTTCTGGCATGGATGATTCCGCAGTTGGTCGATGTCTCGTTCCATTTTATCCATGGCACGGGTTTGTGCGGCTTCGTCCGTTGTTTGGGTTTTCTGTATGTCGATGACGTCGAAATAAGTGGCAATACCCTTACCGAGCAGGGCGATGGTTAGCGCTGCGATCCAGCCAATATGTACGCGCGGGTTCAAAAAATCCTGTCGGTCCATGGCTTTTTGGCTGGCAGCTTCGTTGCGGCAGCTTAGCATGCGTTTTCCAGGATGAAAGACCCCGGGGGTACCTCGAACGAAGTACGACGATCGAAGCTCAAAGTACGAAGAGCTTCGTACTAAGAGCTAGGAGCTAAAAATATAAGTGCTAGGTACCAGGCGCGAAGAACTAGGTGCCTCAAGTCGATTTCTACAGAAAAACGATCTTGTATCGGGGTGGGTCCCCCTACCCTTACCCAGCGTAGCGATGCCTATGCTGTTCGCTTTTGACTTTGAGCAATGTCAAAAGGAACTCCATATCCCCGGGGGGTAGGCATGCCTTCACTTCGTTCAGGCAGGACAGTTGTTCTGTGTTCAATGTCGAACGGTTACGGAGTTGATGATCATGATCATTGCTACTGCTGCTGTGTGTCTTGGTATGGATGCAATCACATTCACTGCAATGAACATTGCTAAACCATACGTTGCACGTATGACTGACAAAGTGAAGTTGGGTGTTGCATCACAGCACATCACTGATGCTGCAGTACGTCGTGTCAATGCACTACGTGTTGCTGCACGTGTGTATCGCGACACGGTGCAATCATGATCGGCATCATCGTGTTGATGGCGATCTGGCTGTGGATACTCAAGAGGATTCGCTCATGCTGAAGTCCGTCATGGCATCAGAGATCATTCGTCTTCGTAGCCACGTCAGTCAGTTGTTGTGTGATCGCCAACGCTTGATCGAAGAGTTGAACAACTTTCGACCTGAACCGACGGTCGACGACATACGTAAATCAATTACTCAACTACTGGAGAACGATCATGAAAAAGAATCTGCGTGAGTTCATCAACAACGTGCGTCCATCCAACATCGTGTGGCACATGGAAGATGGCGTCATCGGTACGTTCATGCTGCTGCGTAACATCGCGCGCGGTGTGCGTATCGAGTATCAAGCGCGTCAGCTGGCTGATGCTGAAGCACTCGCGCACAAGGTAGCACGTGCGCCGATCGATGAGCTGCGCGAGATCACCGAGCGCACGGATCAACTGATCGCCGCACGTCGTACCAAGTACAAGGTGCATGTTCCGGCGGACAAGGAGCAAACAAACAATCCGCAGACTACGTCTGCAGGAGGACTGCAGTCATGATCTTCATCGACGCGCTGATTTCATTCACTGCATTCTATCTGTTGCTGTCGCATCTGTCGGGTACGACGATGCGTCGGCTGGTCGGTTACAAAGGATGCGTCGATGTCGTGTTGCACGGCACCGTCATCTGCATGTTCATCGGAACATCGACTGACGGTCTGATGCAAGCAGAGGCCGCAGCGATACTGTTCAGTATCTATCTGCGTGGCTACGCCCACTTCGCCGGTTATGAGCGGCTGACCCGTAAGGGTTGGCAGCGTTACGCCGGGCGACTGACGAGGGCGACGTCATGATCTGGCTACTGACCAAGATGATGATCAGCGTGGTCATCATCTATTACGTGCTGTGTCTGTGCTGGCCCATCCTGGTGCTGGCGCTTGTCATTCAACTGATCAGGGTATTGGGTTATGCGAGCCAAACAACGCGATGCGATTGCGATGCGCGAGTGGCTGACCCCACCTGCAGTTGTTGCAAAGAGAATTCCACCACGTCGCGTTAAGCGCAGCTGGTGGCAGCGACTCATCGGTCGATGAGCCAAGAACTGAGTTCTATGCATACTCGCTCGTGGGGTGTTGCTTCACCCTGCGTTCTAACAACTTGGTTGGGTTTACGACGCACGATCACCCGCGTTTTCACGTATGCAAACTCGTCAATCAAACTGGAGAACAACATGTCTGACAAAACCACACTGACACTCGACAACGCACCCAAAGCCACTGCCAAACTCGTGGATACCGTCGACGTCACACCGATCGATAAACTGGCCGAGCTCGTCGAGGCTGAGACCTCGGCCGAAACGGCTACCACCAAGCTGTCTGATTTTCGATTGACGCACGTAGCCAAGGCGCTGCTGGATCGCGCCGTGGTCAACGTGTCGGAGAACACGGGCAAAGGGCTGGAGGACCCGCTGGCTCGTGACAGCGCCGAGACGCTGGCTGGCATCTTCGAAGCGTCGGGTCACGACCTCTCCAAGGTCATCGACTTCACGCTGGAGGCCATGGGTGATGACCCCAAGGCTGCGCTCAATATGATCTATAAGGAGTGCTACGCGGTTCAGAAGGCTCTGAACTTCATCGGCAACATGACGTATCGGCGTGCACTGGACCTGAAAGGTGATTTCGATCTCGAAGCATTTGTGGATTATCGCGAAGAGAATCGTAGTGCACCCTACGGTCTGGAGCCGCTGGGTGACTACGACGTCAACGATCAGGCTTACAGCGGTCAGGAAGACCACGAGATCGTGCTGGCAGCGCTGGAGGAAGTGCACATCTTCCTCCAGCTCATCACTGAAGCTTACGGCTGGGAACCGGAGCAGATGATGCCGTACGCCGTAGTGCAGGAGAAGGACGAATCGTTCAGCCAGATTCACGATCTGGTGGAATGTCTCGATTTGATGGAACTGCGCTTCAAGGAAAGTCGCCGCAAGCGTCAGGAGAAACAGCTGATGGGTCTGCGTGCGATTCAGGAAATGGCACGCGCCAAGTTGAAGAAAGCTGTCTCAAAGTAACGTGAGATGTAAGACGACGCAGCGGCGAAAGCCGCTGCGTATTTTTATGCAGCTCGAACTTAGAGCGAAGTGCAAAGTGCGAGGTACTAAATATGACGCGCCCAGCAGGATCGAAGAATAAAGAACTGACACTGACTCAATTGCGTATACAGAACCAAGAACTTCGTACTGAGAACGAACTGCTAAAGCTAAAAGTCGACAGCGTGGAGCGCGCAAACGTCGTTTTAGCCGCTCAAAACGAGAAACTTTGGCAAGATAAACAGGAGCTGAATAGACTGTTTTCCTTAACAAAAGTTTAATCCTTACATTTTCACTTACATTTCACATTTCAAGTGTCTGATTTGCATCAGATTACAGTTTACATGTTTTTACAATTAGCTCCAAACTTGCCTATATCGAGTATTGTTGTACAACAATACTCCGAAATCAAAAAAGTTTGGAAAAGATATTTTTGTAACTGAACAGCTTTTTTTTATAACTATATGATTCCTTAGAAAATAGTATACACATTCTGAACAGAGTTGACACGTCTCCGACATCCTGATAAGCACAACCAAAACACCTACAAACCGCATCAGATAGCCATTACATTTTTCCAGATCGACGATCCAGCCAAAGAATTAACAAAATCTTAACTGTGTATCTCTCTGGCGTAAACGTTTACATGCATTTCCCCAAGTGAATTAACACAAGTCTCAAAACTTTTTTCGAGGTTTTTATGCCACAAACCATCAAAGACCTTCGTTCCTAGTACGACGCACTTCAAGACTTGTCACAAGGAAACACAAACCGTGATCAAACCCAAAGATGTCCTAGCTCTTAGCTCTTCGCAGCGTCGCCACCTGTGCCTGGCGCTTAGCATCGACTACCAGAAGCTGACCCGCGAAGAAGCTGATCGAGCCATCGTCACTAAGGCCAACGACTGGAACTGGGATCTGAAGACACTCGAAGAACGCATGGAACTAAGCAAACGCATCCACCAAAATAACGCCGACAAATTCGACGTCAGTCATATGGTAGACAAATCCCCCGATAGCGTAACGACCGTCAATATCCTGAAGCGTTACACCAGCGCACAACTGACGCGTATCGCCATGAAGCTCAAGTTCCCACGCACCTATGCGTCGCGCTTGTACATAGCACAGCGCATCGAGGACTTAGCTGCGAGCTACAGCGCACCCATGACCTTCGCGCAGCTCGACGCCATCCTGAACCGTAAACGCGCCGTACCTAAACCCCAAAACGATCAAACCATGCTGGAGGGCTAACGTGAACTGTTTTATGATCTGGCACCCAGCATTGATGGGTAACGTCTACGACGACCGCGCAAAACTCACAAACCTGCACACCAAACGTGATTACTTCGCTCGTAGTGCGAAGCACGTCGAACAGTTGTACTCCCCCTCGAAAATCATGCCGCAATCATGGCACGCCTACCGGTGCGAACTGGTGCGGCAGTGGTAGCCTGGATGTGCTGGCACCCATCCCTGATCAACTTTAAACACAGTGAAATACTCGATACATGGATGAATGACAAAGTCATTCGTAGTAGCTTCGCTCGACATGCTGAAGAAGTGTTTAGCACGTACTTCAACATGCAATTCAACGCGTGGTGCCCCATACGCGTCCAGTTGACCCGCGTATGATCTACATCGCCTGGCGCCCAGAACTTAGCTCGACGCACGACGTACCTGATCACATCATCGACGCGGAGGGTTACTTACAGTCGCTGCTTCTATCGAAGCGCTACACCTTGTCGCGCAAACGAACGGCGTGCGACCACACCATCACCGTTGGCGCTGTACGTAACGGCTGGCGCCCGCATCGCTTACAGATAAGGAGGGTTACGTGATTATCTGGATAATGAGCATATCCCCCTATAATCTGACAAGTAGCCCCACCATGAGCTATTTCGCCGACCCAAAAACACGCCTTACCATCCAGCGCGACGCGCGGAGCTGTGGGCGCGAAGCGGCACTCCAGCGACCCACGGGGCGCTACACGAACCGCACTTTTGTTCCCTGTCGCTTTGAACTGGTACGCGTGCCATGATCATTTTCGCCGCTATTCATGAGAGCTGCACGCAGGGATGGACTGATCTATACATCGAAAACTGGATCATGCGTCAATGGAACATCGCGACACTGGCACGTAACCCTGTCGATAGCATGGAACTCATGCGGCTATTAGCTGCCTCGGGCGATAAAGTTAATAGACACAACCCAGATACTCGATCATGCAGACAGTTCGTCGGTCGACCTCTTTTGATCGAGCGGGAGACGCCATGATCTATTTCTGCGTACGACATATAAATTACTACGAAAGTAGGCTGTTCGGACTGAACTCCGAAATCAAAGAACTCGAAAACACCATCGGACGAAGTGCGGAAGAGACGATGGAACTTTGTGTCGAATTCTGGTATCGCCGCGAGCAAACAACACGACAAGCGGTTCTCGACGCACGCACTACGATGCAAATAAAACTGGTGCGGCAGTGACTGTGTATGTGATGTGGCACCACGATCTCTTTGGACATGCTGAACAACAAACGCAAGCGCGTATCTATTACATGACCATGAACGCGTTAGTTCAGCGTTCGTTTGCGCGCAGCCCCATAGATTGTCAGCACCTATACAACGTACAGCAAACAACGTGGCGTCCCTATCAATGCATAGTGCGGAGGGTGACATGATATTTAAAGTCTATGCACCTCATCCTGCCGTGAGCGAATGGACAGAAAGAACATTAAACAACTGGCTATTCAGCTGGAATTACCAGTGCATCGCCTGGGACTCGTACACAGCTATTGTGGCCGCCCGCGAATACAACAACACACAAAACTACGGACCACCCCATCAAACCGCGACGGCATTCCTGATCGAGCGTACGCCGTGATCGCCTTCTGCGTACTTGATAGCCAATGGGGAAAAGGGATGACTGGAATAGTCCCTTCCGATCAGGCTTTTCTCTTTGAACACGCGCACAGCATCTGTAGCAACGCTGCATCCACTAACGCGATCGGATTGGAGTTCCTCATCGGATCGAACACCGTGCGAAGCTTTGAGCTGGAGCGCATAGCATGAAAATCTATATGTGCCGCACCGGATCATATCGGTATTACATCGAGGATACGATCGCGCACCGCCTACGTATTCTTATGCCCGATACCATATACACGTATCTCGATTTTCATCGTACGAAGATCGGCGCTCAACATTCAGCGAAAGAGCGCGGCACATGCACGGGAGGATTCAGGCGCTGTACCTTCGGCGCCGAACTGGAGCGTGCGCCATGATCTACATGAAATGGCACATGGCTTTCCTGACTGGCTATAAACACGAACACACACAGATATGGCTCAACCACGCATGGGTAAGGAACTCATTCTCTCACTATGAAGAACTGACCGCAGAAACGATCAGTCACATGGAACGTAATAATCGATGGCATCCGTATCGCGTCGAACTGAGTCGTGTGTCATGAACCGTTTCATTCCTCGATCGAATCTCGACGCACTATGTGCGCAGCGGCCTGTAAAGAAACAATGTATCGCGCGTATCGTGTATATGCCATGGGATATAAATGTAAGCACGATGTACAACGATAGTGATCTACAGTACCTGTACCTCTACGACGAGATTGTTATGTGCTGCATAGCACGCACCGCCGAATTGTGTCAGTTATCTCAAACTGATGAGATTTATCAGTATGGGAATAGGCGTATCTGGCGACCGACACGGACCGCAGTAAGGAGGGTACCGTGATCATTTACATCGTTTCGAAACAGTACCCCGATTACGCTACTGAGTATCACCTAAGTAAGTACGAATTAACACAGCAGTGGCTCAACCTGTGCCCGCATATTCGCGCCGCGATCAGCACAGATCGAGCCAGCACGCGGGAACTGTACTTGACAGACCCAAGAACACCCAAGGGCAACAACGAGCGCAATCGCATAGTCCAACCCTGCGAATTGAGGCGCGTATGAAGAGCTGGCCGTTCTGCGCCGTATGCCACGACGATAGTTGGGGTGACGGCAGACTATCGTTGATCATAAAAACGTTCTACAGCATAGAACGCGAAGGTAATAAACATCTTATCCGCGACAAATGCCAAACATGGCGCCATGACTGGTATGCGTTGTACACGATCCAAACACTTAGTGCGACGCGCGTCACACGTTTCACCATTCCCGTTCACAACTTTTTTCGATTTACACGAAGGAGACAATTCATGGCCATGTATCTGTATTTCGTTGCCGAGCCGGACCTCAAGGGTAAGGAAGGCGAACCACTCCTGGCGTCGGCGGGTAAAGACCCGGAAGACTGCTGGACGATGCTTGCGAGCAATCGCCAGCGCGCTACGGGCATCACGCAGGATGCGCAGAAGATCAAACGCGATCTGACCGAGCGCGGCTGTGTCGTGCACAAGTACCTCGTCAAGCCGTTGGCCTCGTAATGAGCCGCGTCCGTAACCCCCCACCCTCGATGCTGGTGATCCTGCTCACCAGCGCAGCTGAACGCATTCTTCTGAATAAACCGCTGTCGCGCATCGAGGACAAGCACCTGGTTAATGCCCTCCTCGATCTTTGTGCGAGGTTCGAAGACAACGCTGAACGCACAAAGGGCGCCGTCGTAACGGATACCTCAGCCGATATCCTGCGCGAAGCACTGCTCTCCGGGCTGCGTATCGGCGCGGACTGGATAACCGGGGCAACCGAAGGCGCCTATGACGCGATTCAGGATGAGCGTATGATGCAGGCCCGCGTCGTCGAGGACGAGATGCCCGAGCTGATTACGCGCATGTATATGTGTGAGCACTTTGGGCCAAAGACGACCGGCACGAAGAAACGCATCAAGCTGGGAGTAACGACATGAAACTGGGCTGGCTGCGACCGTTCCTCCCTTCCGCGCTCTTGGTACTATGTGCGTTCCTCTTGGCGACAGTGCTCTTCGCCCTGCTCCTGCCGCTGATCAGCGCCAAGGAGCTCGCCGCGTCCATCATCCTGTTCCTGATAGGCTATGCCCTCTACGCAGGTGTTATGAAGGCGATTGCTGATGCCATTGACCGTACGTTTGAGCGATACCAACTGGCTCCAGACCTATATGACGATGGACTCGAACGAACTGAAAGTGGAGATCGCACGCCTGCGCCGCTCCCTGAAGCTCGACGTGTCCAGGTCACCACCGGTCTACCCAAATTTCCTGTTAGAGGCTATCCGACTGCGCCGCAAATGGTTAGCCAAACGACGCTCTACGAAGTCACGTTCTTCGAAGCGAACGACAAAATGCACTCCATCCTGACATGCACGGCCAATGACATCGGTACAAAAACCGGTGTCGAGATCAAGGCGTGGATCGATCAGGACCTTGGACATCACCGCGTACGTATTTCGCCGACCTTCGATCTTCGTTTGTGGAACCTGGAGCAACGTCGTACGCCATCAACGACTGTGGCAGCGCTGTTTCCTCGTTATCTATTACGACATATCAACGGGATCATTGTTTAGGAGGCGATCCATGCACTTCTGGATGATCTACAACGACGCATACAGCATCAATGACAATAACGACGTCATCGCGCATCTGGGCGATCGAATCTGTCGCGCAACATTCAGTCGCACGGCAGAGCAATGCATCGCCATCGCGCGCATCGAAACCGATCACAGTGTGGCAGACTACACACCACGTTGCTTCAAGTTGGAGCGCGTATCATGAAGACACTGATCTGGGCCTTGCACGTATGTGGCACAACCAACGTCTCAGCGAGCGATGTGCACTTCGTGCGTATTATCGTTGATACCATCGCACGCACGCAGGAAGAGAGCCGTAATCTCTGTCTTCCGCGTAACCCCCATAGCACGTGGCAGGTAGCGCGTAGTTATGGCTGGGATGTCGTGCAGCTCACGGCAGAACGCGTGTCATGAGCTACTACGCACTGGTTTACCGAAGTGCACCGACTACTGGTTTATCTGCACAAATGTTACTGGACACTTTATCACGTGATGTTTCTGAAGTACGCAAGAAAATGGAGACATACCGTTGGTACACAGACCATAACTGGCCCATTGTTGAAATTTCGCTCCTGCGGGCAACGGAGGAGTAACGCGTGAATAAGGCAGCCACTTTTTGCATCGATGTGCGTAGAGTAACTCGGACTATATGTCGATCTCGAAACACATGCAGACAGTCGGTGAGTCGCTCCTCCGGTGAGTGGGAGTTTGCCGAATACATTCCACGGGATGGCCCTCCCGGCGATAGGGCCTCAGTTTTGCGCTCCGAAGGCGCAAGTTCGCAGGTCGGCAGGCGAACGATAGAAACCGATGTGCATGTCGGAGCCGACATTTTTCACTAACACAGTCGATGGTATGGGTGGACACCGACTGTTCTTTCTCCGCACCCAAACCTCAGAGGGAAAACTCATGAAGAACATGTTCATCGCTTTGGTCTTGTGCCTGGCATGTGGTACCGCGTTCGCACACAACAATGGCGCATCGGCTGGTGGTTCAATCGCCGGTGGCATCGCTGTTTCGCAGTCCGGTGCATCGAGCTCGGCCGGTGGCAGTGTCAACGATACCGGTAAGGCCACCGACAGCGACAGCAATACGACCGAAGGTTCGGCAGGTGTCAGCACCAAGACGGGCAAGAGCGGCGTCACCGTGACCACCGGTTCGGCCACGAGCTCCAGCAACACGGTCAACGGCAAGTCCAGCGGTAAGGCCAAGGGCAATGCCAGTGGTTCGGCTGCGAGTAATGCCGCAGCCGGTGCGGCAGGGGCAACGTTTGGCGGTTTCGCCGGCTTCAATTTCTAAGTTCTGGTTCATGCGTGACAACGAACCCTCTGGCGAAAGCCAGGGGGTTTTTTGGTGAACCATCAACCAATTCACGGGGAACACATCATGAAAAAGCTACTCGTACTTATCGCGTTGTTCGTCGTCGCTCCCTGCTTCGCGCAGAGCACCAGCCAATCAGGTGCATCATCGGGTTCATCCAGCGACGTGAAGGCCAATCAAGGCAACGCGCAGAACACCAACCTCAATATCATCTCGAACCAGGCACCGATTCCTACGTCCCAGAGCGTGCACTATTCCGGTCTGGACCGCGAAGCGCCCGCCGTTATCAGCGGCGGTTACGCCGCAGGTTTCAGTTCGGACAACTGCATGAACACTGCGCAGGTGGGTGTCTCTGGCCCGGGCTTTGGCGTTAGCGCCGGTAAGGGTGTCGCCGACACCAACTGTCAGCTGCTACGCCGCGTCGATGCCCATGGCCGGCTGGCGCAAGCATACGGCATCACGACAGCGCAAGGGCGCTACCAGCTGCAACAGGCGGCGATCGACGCATGCGTTGCTGATGGCTACGAGCACGACTCCTGCGTCAAAGCCAACACGCCGTACTAACCTCACTGCCGAATCCATGGAGAACACCTGATGCATTGGCCACAGATTACCTATATCACACTTGATAACCATCTTGTCAGGACTCACCAAAGCGCCGCGACTGGAAAAAACATCATGAAACCCTTTCTCATGATCCTGTTCCTGCTGCAGGGCTGCGCGATGGATCATCCGCCACTAACCAATGCGCAGATCACCGAAGCGACGAAACAGTGCAACGATATGCATCTGAAAGCGGTGGCTTGGTACGACAGGCCGTTTAGCATTAACGACCCACCGCAGATAGTTTCCATCCAGTGCGCCCCACCTGAATGAGCATCACCCATGACCTTACCCACCGACTTGCCCGAGTTACACAAGCTCTATGCCAAAGGAAAAGCCATCAGCGGTCAGATGGCGAAGGAAATCCACGTGCTGGTGCAGCTCCGCGTGCAGTTACTGGAGCGCCTCGACGCGATCCGATCAGCGATCGATGAACATGCGCGTAGTGAACGAAGCTCTTCGTAGACACAACCTGTGGGGCTGGCGCGCATTGCGGCGTTGAGCGTAGACTGATCACCCGCTCTTCACCCCTCAGTGGACACTTCCTTCATGGATTTGACGTTCCTTTCCGGTCCTGTCCCTCTGACGAAGACCATCACGTACAACAACCGCGAACAGTCCTACCACACCACGTCCTATCCGCTGGTACAGAAGGTAACCTCCCATGTCGAGTCCGTTGATAACATCACTGACTTTTTCTTCGCCCTGGGCGATCATGGAGCGCAAGGCCGCGCCCTCCTTAAAGGGAATCTCAGCCGACCACTGGCCAACGAATCTCGTGCTGGTGCGTGGCTCGACGCTCCCAGTTCCTGGGTCGTCTTCGATTTCGATAAAGTGGACTGCGCTCCCACTGTCGAAGGCGCATTGGTCGCCATTGCCCGCTACCTTCCTCCCGAATGCCAGGATGTGGACGCCATTATTCAGCTATCAGGCTCGTGCTTTCGCCCCGACGCCACCCAGCTCAGCTGCCATATTTTCATGCTTCTGGACAAACCCGCCACTACGGCAGAACTCACGGACTGGATTACCCATCTTAATTTCACCAACGAACACCTCAAAAAGCAGATCAAACTTTCTGATTCGTGCATTGCACTGCATTTCCCGCTGGATCGATCCGTCTGTGTCCCCTCGCGCCTCATCTATATCGCCCCACCGCGCTGCTTCGGTTTCGTCCCGCCGGTCTCAGGAGCTCTTGCTCTCAACGACGGCGCACGACGCGCCATAACGATCACGCCTTTCAAGCGTGTACCGGCCGCCGATCTGCATGCACAGATCACCGAACTGCGCGAAGCGGTAGGCATGCCGGCGCGCCCGTACACGACACGCACCCATAAGGGCATCGAGATGCTTATCGATGCTGAACCGGCCGTCGTGCACGACATCAAGCCATCGGGCGAAGGATACATTCGGTTCAACCTCAACGGTGGTAATTCGCTGGCATATTACATCAACCTGAAAGACCCCAACCTGATTGGGAACCATAAAGGCGAGCCGTTCCTGGTCACCGAATCCGTCGCACCGGACCTGTATAAGGCGCTGATCAAGACGTCGAAAAACGTACCGCTAAAAGCGATGCAGTCCTGTGCAATCGAACCACTGGCGTTTTACGCGACCAACCGCGGATCACAGCTGTATGTGGGGTCCTACGACCGTGCCAACGATCAGCTGCGTATTGACATGACGAGTAAGGATGCGGCTAACTCGTGGCTGGCCAGCTACGGCGTGCCACGCGCTCCTAATTTCCCGCATTACGATCTGGTGTTCAATATGACTTCTGCACTTCGTTTCGAAGACGGCTACCCCATGATCAACCTGTATCGCCAGACCGATCTGGTGAAACAGTTCGCCGATATCCCGCGTACACGTCAGGTCAATGGTCAGCTGGAAGAGCATCTCAAAGGCATCGCACCGGTCACCTACCGTGTGTTGGACAGCGTACTGGGGAACGACTCGACCGCAATGACCTATTTCCTCAACTGGATTGCCGCGGTATTTCAGCGTCGGGAGAAATCAAACACCGCCTGGGTCGTGTCTGGCATCGAAGGTACTGGTAAAGGGTTCTTGACCAACTACATTTGCCGGCACCTGTTTGGTAACGACGCCGTGACGCAGCAACTGTACGAACACGTGAACGACAAGTTCAACGAGTTCCTGGAAGGTAAGCTGATTGTCAGCTTGAACGAAGCGGCGATGAGCAAATCGATCGACGCCTCCAACGTGATGAGCAAACTGCGCGACTGGATCACCGAGCCCCAGATCGTGATCCGCGGTATGCATAAAGCCGGACGCGAAGCGACCAACAGTGCGAACTTCATCGTGTGCTCGAACAGCAAATCGCGCCCGGTCGTCATCGAGGCGCACGATCGCCGGTTCAACTTCGGCGAGTTCCAGGAGAAACGACTGCTGGTCTCGCCCAACGAACTGGCGACAGTGACGGAGGGTCTGGAAATGGCAGCCTTCGCTCAGTTCCTGGGCGAAATTCAGGTCGATAACAACCGACTAAACACACCATACGTCGGCGAGACCAAGACACGTGTGTATGAGGCGACGCATAATCTGCTGGATCGCGCCGCACGCGCTATCGACGAAGGCGATGTGGAGTATTTCCTGGAGGTACGCCCGTCGACCATCCAGCTGCAGACCGATTTCGCCGGCAAGATGCTGCCATCGCGCGAATACGACGATCTGATTCGCGGGATGATGAACGGCTCGCTGACCGCATTGCGCCATGAAGACCTGTACGTCCTGTTCCGCATGATCGCGATCAGCGATAAGATTTTCCCGGAGACCAAAGCGTCGCAACGTCAAATCTTCCAGCGATATAACCTGCTCAGTAATCAACCCGTGTTCGACAAACGCCACGATAAAACGGTACGTGGTACGAAGGCACCGGCGTGGAAAGTGTCCGAAGCCGCGCAGACGATGTACGCCGATCTGCTCGGCGTCAAGATGCCAGCCGATAACGTGAGGGCGATCAAGTGACCAACTACACAAACGAGAAGCCGGTCGGGTATGTGCACCCGATCTACTTGGAAGATAAGCGCGCACTTGCTATGGAAGTATCTTACGTCCAGCTCAATCCAGTAATGGTTCCACTCTACACATCCCCACCCTCCCAGCCATCGACTGGCGTGCCGGATGGGTTGATCCTGGCTGCATCACTGTATCTCGGTGCCGTCAATGACATATTTGCCCTCCGTGGAGAGTCGAAGCCTTACAACGAGAGAAACGCGATTGTCGATCCTGATGCGAACCGTGCCTTTCGTCATCTCGATGCGACAGGTAAGGCGCTCAAGCAAGCTATTAAATCCGCCGCCCCGAGGTCGCTATGAACTACACGTCGAGTGAATTATTTAATAGGGCCATGCGTAAGCAAGCCGAGGATGCGTATCAATTTGCAAAGATCATGGCGAGGTATTGGTATGAAAAGGGTTGATGTAGAACGTCATGCAGACTTTCTAGAGTCATGTGGCGATCAAATAACACCCGTTTTCCTGCGTGAATACGCCGCTCTCCTGAAATCCCGCGAGGATGCGAAGGCGGTGGCGATAGCGGACTGTGGAATCGAGTACATCGGGATAGTGCCAACACCACATGGTTACGAAACTATGTGCTGTGCCACAAACATGCAAGTCCCACTATTCACCCACCCTCCAGCCGAGTCCGGTGAAGTCATTAATGATGTCGATCAGGAGCAAGTCGCATGACCATGACCCCGAGTAATCCCGTGTCGCTGGAACAGGTGTGCGACGTTTTGCGCGAGGTATACATTTCGGTAATGCGTGAAGGATGGAAAGCAAATCCATATCCGATTTTGACATGCGTATGCGCCATCGATCTTGAGCTAAAGCGCCGGGAGAGTGAGGCTGTGCCTAAGGAATGTCCCGCTTGCCATAAGAACTGGGGCGAGCATCGCTCTGGATATTCGGCATCGAAGTGCTCTATGAAGCCACCCTCCCAGCCATCGACTGGCGTGCCGGATGGGTGGGAGATTGACGTAGGCCATAAATGCATAGCTATTCGTTGCAGAGATGGAAGGAAGGCGGTCCTTCGCAGCGGCATTGGCATGACATACAACGACAAAGTTGTGTTTGATTACTTCACAGCCGCCGCCCCGAGGTCGCCATGAAAACTAATCCTTCCGGATTCATCATGTTTTTTGGATGTGCAGTTTTGATCTTAATCTTCGCGTGGGGCATGCGTTAAATGAAAACGTACACGTCGAAGGAAGCGGAAGAACTAGCCGATGCGGTTGACGGCGAAGGCGGCGAAGTATCTTTGCGCGCATTACAAGCCACCGCATATCAACTCGCCGCCCTCCTGAAATCCCGCGAGGATGCGAAGGCGGTTCGCTTCATTGTTGATTGGCGTAAAGGAAACGACCCGCGATTCGTTGAAGTTGAAACGCTGGATGGAAAGTCTTGTTCGATTCCTTGGGATGAAACTTACCCCGGCAACGGTCTGTACTCGATGACACTATTCACCCACCCTCCAGCCGATTCCGGTGGGGCGAAGGATGCGGCTAGGTATCGGTGGCTTCGTAAAAAGCGGGTAAACCCTTACGCCGTTCTGCCTATTGGCGAAGCTCTTGAGACATACATAGACGACGCCATGTCCGCCGATTCACGGGAGAGTAAGTGAGCGACCACATCGAAAAATGGTCACACTCGCTACTGACTGTTTATCGGTCCTGTCACTATTGGGCGAAGCTCAAGTACATCGACCACAGTCCTGAACCACCTCGTGACGAGAAAGCGGCCAATACGCGCGGCACACAGCGCCATAAACTGGCTGAGGATTTCATCCTCGCTGATGATGCGCCATTCCCAAATGATCTGGTCAAGTTCGACGGTCCATTGATCGACGTGCGTAACATCCGCCGCGACGGTCTGGGTACAGTGGAAGTGGAACGCAAATTCTATCTGGACCACAACTGGAAACCGTGCGAAGAGAAAGATCGCTGGCTCGTGGTGATTCCGGATATCAAGGTCGTGGTTCCTGGTGAAATCAACCTCACCATCGACAACAAGACCGGCAAAAAATACGGCAACGAACTCAAGCACTATGGTCAGTGTGAGCTCTATTCGATCACAGCGATGCTCCACGATCCTGGCTATGAGAGCTACGAGGCTGAGCTCTGGTACCTCGATCTCCCGGACACGTGGCAGATCACTTTTCTGCCCGAGAAGTTAGAGAAGGCACAGGTCAAGCTCGACAACGAAGTTCAGAAGATGATGGAAGACAGGTACTTCCGCCCTTCGCCATCGAAACTCACGTGTCGATGGTGTCCCTATTCACCCCAGGGGACTGGGGTTTGCCCTGTAGGAGTAACAAAATGAATCGGCGCCCACCTCCTGGCAGCATGGTCCACTGGCGCGTTTACGGAGAAGTTTCGTGGCATTTCGGTTATTGCACGTACCTTGATAGCGATTTGGTGCGTATGGGTAGCTGGAACGGCGATAACACAGGCGGCCACGTAGTAAGTATCCGTGATATTGAATGGAGACCGTATACATGAGAACGACACTCGACTTCGGCCGCAAGAAACAGTGCGCTGTTTTCGTCGACGACACCATGCACGGCGTCATGGTGGAGTGCCCGCACTGCAGCGAACATCAAGATATCATCGAGGTCGCTGGTCCCAAGAACAAACCATACGTGTGCGCAAACGTTTCCTGTGGGAAGGAAATCTTTTATCCCGGTTGGGCGGAGTGGTAATGGCAAACGTAAAGCCTCGCATCAATTACGACAGTCCTTGGCCCACGAAGCTCAAGGCACTGAAACAGAACGACGTCCTGCTGATTGAGAAGAACGAGCTCAGTTATAAGCAGGTACAGTCGCTCGTTTCGAACATGAACTATCGCTGGAAAGGCAAACTGCTTTTCCGCGTCGATGGCAACGCCGACACGGACAGCCTGGTAACGTGCATGCACCGCGGACATCACATCGTGAAAGACCGGCGCATCTACGGCAATAAAAAGTATCCGGCGAAGATCGCCAAGATCAAGAGCCACAAAGTCTCGGCGACGACGTCGACAGTGATTGCGGCGCAGCGTGAAGCCGTTCGCCAAGGTACGCATACACCAGCGATGGCGATCATCGAAGCACTGCATGGTGATGGCAGCGTTACCGTCCTGCGTGCCGCCGATCGCGCCGAGTACGACAAGCACATGGAGGAGACCGCACATAACATGATGATTGTCGAAGTGAAGACTTACATCCTGACCCATACCAAGAAACGCGACTTCTCGTGGAAGGACGAGACCGCCGCGACGAAGGGCTAGCATCGCCAAAAAGCTGGAACCATGGCTGCATCAGTCGTTCACTCGCCAGTTCGGGAGTGAGTCAGACATCGTATATGACATGTCCGCTCCTGGGACGGGGAAGACGCTGGCGCATCTTCTGATCATCAACGATGACTACAACCTGGGCAGCGATGGCCGTACGCTCGTGGTATGTCCCAAGACCCTCATGCGTAGTGCGTGGGGCCACGAGGTCGATGACTATTTTCCGTGGTTAAGCTATTCCATCGCCGATGCAAAGAACCGGGAAGCGGCGTTTGCGATCGATACACAGATCGTCATCACCAATACAGACGCAGTCACGGCGCTGGTTAAGAACCCCAAGCTCATGCGCGGGTTCGACAAACTGATCGTCGACGAATCGACCACATTCAAACATGCCACATCGCAACGGTCCAAGGCGATGCGGCAATTGAGCAAACAGTTCCGCCGCCGATTGCTCCTGACGGGCACGCCCAACCCTAATTCAGTCACGGAGCTGTGGCATCAGATGCTGATCCTGGACGGCGGCAAACGTCTGGGACCGTCCTACTACCATTTCCGTGGGTCCGTACAGCAGGCTGAACAGGTCGGCCCGAGCGCGAACATGCTGAAGTGGCACGACAAACCTGGCGCGTCGGACGCCGTCTTCAGTCTCATCAGCGATATCTCGATCCGGCACGCATTCGAAGATGTGATGACGCACGTACCGCCGAATCACGTAGCGCGATATCCGTTCGAACTCAATAAGAAAACACAAAAGATTTACGAAGAATTCGCCACGAACATGGTGGCGATCATCAACGAAGAACGGGTGAATGCAGTTCATGCATCCAGCCTGCGGCAAAAGCTTCTACAGATCGCCTCCGGTGCCGTGTATGACGGCGGCGAAGAACGGTCGTATGCTCTGGTTGATACACAGCGATACGAACTCGGTGCGGACATCATCGATCAGTATCAGCACTCGGTCGTCTTCTTCAACTGGTTTCACCAGCGCGAAGAAATGAGCAAGCTCTTGACGTCGCGAGGGATACGGTTCGCGATTATCGATGGTCTCGTAGCACAACGCGACCGCGATCGAATCGTTGATGAATTCCAAGAGGGTAAGTACCAGACCATTCTCCTGCATCCGCGCACCGGTGCTCACGGCTTGACCCTGACCCGGGGCGAGGCGTGCATCATCCTTTCACCGTTCTATGAGGCTGACCTTTTGAAACAGGCCATCCATCGTATCTATCGAGGAGCGCAGGATAAAGTCACTAACACCATTCTGATTCAAGCGACAAACACGGTCGAAGAGATGGTCTATAACCGCCTCGACGAGAAGACAGTCAACATGAACGATTTTCTAGAACTTGTGGTGGCCTCACAACGAAGGAGAGCACGATGAAACATGTAAAAAAATTACTGGAGATGGCGGCAGCGTTGACTGCCAAACTCCCCTGCGATGGGTACACGTCCATTGAAGAATGGACGAAGCGATTCAATGAACGCCTGAAGGATATGGGCTACACCAAAGACGACGTGATCGCACTGGGTAGCGAAGCACGCGCGCAAGTACAACTGCGCGAAGATGCACGGGCAAACCTGACCAATACGCTAATGGCTAAGGTGCATCTGCATGATGCGCCGGCCACTATGAAAGCCGATGCACAGAGCTTCCTGCTCGCAACACTAAAGAATCAGGGCATGTTCGTCGGTTTGCATCCGGGACGTAACCTCGCACGTTATGCGAAGCACATCGCTTATTGGTCGCGCAAATCGATCAAGATCAAGACGGCATACGACAAACTGTTTTACCATATTCGCAGCGGTAACGATTCATATCTGAATTATATCATCGGCAATGCCAAGGCCGAACAGGTCGACAAACTGGCGCGCACATTCAAGTTCCGGTTCTGGCGCCTGGATGAAGGCGACACGGCAGCATTCTACGAAACAGACAGTTTCGTAACCTGCAAACGTACGAAGCTCGAAGCACCGAACACCCGCATGGCACGTGTCGTTGTTAACGAAGAGGGCGTCACGGAGCAGATACACCCTTCACTCCTGACTACCGACGCGGTTCGCCGCGATTCGATCACTGGCTCACTGGTGTGGGCAGCGAATGTCGAATGGGTCGAGATCGAAGGTGGTGACCTGGTCTGGCGTCGTCCGAACGAAGCACGCGGCGCGATCTACGAAGAGGATGGTCGCTGGGTGCGCGGCAACACGAATGGCCGCATCGGTGGCTATCATGGCGTCCAGCGCGGTTGGCGCCACTCTCCAAAACGCAGCGGTTACGCGCGGCACGTCGGCGTTGAACTGGAGTGCGGTTTCAAGACCAACACGCATTTCCAGAAATTCTTGTCGCGGTATGTCGAACCCGATGGTCGGTTCACCGGGAACCGTCCGTTCATCATCGAATCGGATTCGTCACTGTCCGGTGTTACGTCCGGCTGCGAAATCATTTCCGAACCGTTACCGCTGCTCGAAGGTTATCAGGCACCGGATGCGCATTGGCGCTGGCTGCTGGAGAAACTGGTCGCTGGCGGTGCGGAGGGTTGGAAGAACCGTCGTCTGGCAGGTATCCATGTGAACATGGATGTCAGTGACCGCGCGCCCAATCACATCCTGCGGTTTGTCGCGTTCGTGCATAACGCCGCCGCGATCTCGAAGTTCATTTCGGGTCGTAAGGTAATCTACGGCGCGGGTGACAGCGAAGACCGTACACCACCGGGCATGGAAGAACTGGCGTCGCTCGACAAGTTCATGACCATGAACAAATCGCCACACTCGGGCGGCTATGAATTGATCACTCCAGCGAAATTCAAGTCGATCACTGGCGGTACGTCGTTCAATGGCACCGCGCTCAGCCAGTTCGCATCGCGTGGTAAGTATCAGCCGGTGCATATTCGCAGCGGTAACCAGGTACTGGAGACGCGTATTTTTGGCTCGAATATTCGCTATGAAGGTTTCATGGCGTGTGTCGAATACTGCGTCGGCGGTATGGAGTTTACATCACAGCTGGACAACGATCTGGATGTGCTAGACCCGAACATCAGTGCTCAATTCCGCAGCTGGCTCGCGGACAACAGCGCAAAATATCCGAATCTCACTTCGCGCATTGGCGTACCCACTGCAAAGTCAATGGTCGAGGCGCGACCGCTGGCTGAGCTCACCGCATAAGGAAGTTGATATGTGTATTGCTATCGTAAAACCCGCTGGCCACTGGGTCAGCAAGGAACATCTGGCCAATTCGTTCAAGGCCAATCCGCACGGTGCGGGCTACGCGTACATCGGTGAAAACGGGAAGGTCGTTACCAAGAAAGGGTTCTTCGCCTTCGACAAGTTCTTCAAGTCGTATTCGAAGGACGTCACCACCGAGACCATGGCGTTCGTGCATTTTCGTATCGCAACCAAGGGCAAGACCGACGAGGCCAATTGCCATCCGTTTGCGATTGACAACGGCGTGTTGATGCATAACGGCCCGTGTCTGAACTATGTGCATTGCAAAGGCGATGCGGAGCGAAGCGATTCACGCGAGTTCGCCGAAGACATGGTCAAGACGCTGAACCTCGAACAGATCAAGTCGCTGCGTCCGGTTATCGAGTCCTTCGCCGGAACCGAGAAGGTCGCGTTCCTGTTCGATGGCGGCGAGTACGTTATCTGTAACGAAAAACAAGGCCTTTGGTCGGAGGGCTGCTGGTATTCAAATACCAGCTTTCGGGGGTATTTCAACGTCACGACGGGGAACGCTTATCGCGGGCAGGACAGCTTCGGAGGTTACGGCGGCTATGCTGGCGGCGGGAGCTACGACTACCGAAACAAAGTATGGGACCCCGATTCCCGAACCTACAAGGAGCGAGACGCGACGAGCCAAACGGTTGGCACGCCGGTTGGAACGAAAGCGCCGACGAACCTGGAACAAGTGATCAAGCGTACCTTCGGCGGTTCGGATTTGTTTGAATCAAAGTGGTCGCTGCACTTGAAGACGTTCTGCCCGATGCACATCATCGTGGACAATACGGAGCTGGTCTGGTCCGAGTCGATGAAGGCATTCCTGCCGACCGATCTCGCCAATGATCTGGCCAGTGATAATCGCTACGTGTATGAAGCGACCAATATCGCGCAGCAGCGCAAGACCGGTCCGAACATGAAGAGCGACATGGATTGGACCATCGTAGCGGACTGCCTGCAAACCGAACACGATCTACGCGTGTTCCTGAAAGATGCCAAACCGTTTGTTCCGCCGGTCGTCGTGGTGGAAGCGCCGAAGGTGGAAACGCCTCCCACAACGGAGCTTGTCCCGGTAGCTGACGCGTCGGCTACCAAAACCGCAGATACCGTTCACTGATCTGCGTTCATCGTTCCATCGCCCGCATGTGGGCATCATCAATCCCAAGGAGTAACTCCATGTCCCGTATCAATGCCATCCTCACCGCTGACGGCCGTCACACCGATGTGTCCCACTTGGCCATCGATTCGTCCGAGCTGCAGTCCATGGCCAGCACCAGCAAAACCCTGGGTTTCAATCTGTACAACGCCAAGGATGCGCCGTTCTGCATCGGTTCGAAGGCGTACAGCTCGGCTCACTCCGCACATAGCAACGCCAGCACCCGCAAGGGCAATCACTTCGGTTCGTTCGCGGTTGAGTTCAACGAGCGCCGCGGCACGATGAAACTGATCGGCGCTTCGGAGCAGCGCGCGACGTACGTGCGTTATGCCGTGTTCAACGGCCGTACCTTCGAGAAGCCGTCGTTCGCGACGTCCTCCGAGGCGCGTCGTACTGCCGGTAGCCGCGGCATCGTGGTAGCCATCGGCGTGCGCGGTCGCGACGTCGTCAGCGTCTCGGTGGTCTAAGGGTAGGGTTTAGTTTACCCAGCAGCGTCCCGACTCGCGGTCGGGCGCGGCGGGGTCTTACTCCTTCCCCTAGATGTCGCCGCAGCGCCAACGGCCGGTAGCTTAATCCGGCCTGCTGGTCCTTTTAGGGGTGTCGTGCATTGGCATGGCACCCTTTTTTTTTGTGGAGGAGCCATGGCACGAACAGAACTTTTACTAAAAAATGATGGGAACCGGTACTGGGTCGTCAGTATTATCCCGTCCTACGAGCCCATGACTGAAGACCAACTGTACGCAGTCTTCATGCAGCATATGACGCCGCGCTATGGCGAGGCTATGCCCTATGCACGCTTCATTTGCGCCAAGAAAAATGCACGGGCGGAGAAATATTACATCTTCAACGATACCCCGGAGGAGGGCCATACGCTGGAATACATCGAGCACCCGAAGATGGAACCGCTCGTGCTGCCCACAGCGCCGCCGCGGCCCGAAGCTGTACCGCGACCACGGTCGTGGTCGCGGGAAAGTGGTGAAGAACGCATGGAAATTCATGCCGGCACTCGTTTTTCAACGGTACCGGCCGTGCCAGATGCGACGAGCGTCTATGAACAATCGCGCGAAGCGTTTCAACAGGCAATAGCTCAGGCGGCGCCTGCACGAGCCCGGGCTATGCTATCAGCAGAGCAGCAGCGCGTGCTCGCGGCGACGCAGGCTTTGCAAGCACAAATGGCCGCAACTACTATCCCGGCAAATGCTTTAGGCTGGGGTTATGGTGGTCCGTCGGTGACCGCCACCGATGACCCTCCCACACCGTTCTAAAACGTAGTACGATAGCTCCTCATTCGCTGGGGAGCGCATCGTGTCCGTACCATTCAAACAGATTGCTGCACTTGATTTCGAGACGTTTTACTCCGACAGCCACAGTCTGTCGAAGATGGCCACCACGGAATACATCCGTAGTCCTGAGTTCGAAGCGCAGACCATGGCGCTCAAGCTCGTAGGTACCAACGCACGCCCACAGGTGTGGATCGGCTACGACGCGATCTATAATGGTCTGCGCACGATCGACTGGTCGATTACCGGCTGCCTCGCGCATCACACGAATTTCGACGGGCTGATCCTTACCCATCATTTTGGTGTGTACCCGTGTTTCTGGCTGGACACGATGGCTATGGCGCGTTTCGTGTTCGGTGTGGACGAATCAGCGAGCCTGGATCAGGTCTCGAAGAAAATGGGCCGGGAGGGCAAAAAGAATGCGGCGGCCCTTGTCAATGTCAAGGGTAAGCGCCTCGCTGACTTCACGCCAGATGAGCTGGAGCATATGGCTCTCTATAACGGTGACGACGTGGAGGACGTCATCGCGATCTACGGGGCACTTAAAGGGATCGTCCCGGAGAACGAGCTCAAGCTGATCGATATCACCGTGCGGATGTACGCCGAGCCCACGATGCTGCTCGATGGTGCGCGTCTGCAGCGGCTGTATGAGTCTGAACTGGAGCGCAAGAAAGGCATCCTGGACCGCCTCGCCGTGCCGCTGAAGTCGACACTCGATACCCTGCTTGAACACCAGCAGCTACGCTACGACCTGTACACGTCGAAAGGGAAGACCTATGTCAAACCCGCATTATCACGCAACCAATTCCTCCTCAAAGAGATGGGTAGTGCCCAGAAATTCGCGGTCCACATGGAAGCGGCAGGCGTCGAGCCACCTACCAAGATCAGCGGTCGCACTGGTGAGGAGGCATACGCTTTCGCCAAGAATGACCTTGACTTCAAGGTACTGCTTGAGCATCCGACTGAACACGTCCGCGATCTTGTTGAAGCACGCCTTATGTCCAAATCGTCGATCGTGGAGACTCGCTCCGAGACTCTACTTAAACGTGTGGATTACCCGACGCCGATCTATCTCAATTACTGCGCGGCGCGTACTCAGCGCTGGGGCGGCGGCGACGCCGTCAACTGGCAGAACCCTCCGCGTCGAGGGCCGGGCGCAGAAATACGTAAGGCGCTGGTAGCACCACACGGTACGCTGATGGTCATCGCCGACGCCAGCCAGATCGAAGCGCGGATGAACGCATGGAAGGCCAAACAGCTGGACAAGCTCGAAGTGTTCCGCCGCTATGACAGGAAGGAAGGTCCGGACATCTACTGCTTCGCGGCCGCGGCGATCTACGGTCGGCCGATCGATGCAGAGGAAGACCCGGACGAGCGTTTCGTCGGTAAGGTCTTCGAACTTAGTGCGGGGTACGGCGCAGGTCACCGTAAGATCAATTACACCTTCCGCGTCGGGCAGTTTGGTCCACCCATGGTGCAGTCGCTGGAAGAGACCAACGAAAACCTGATTCGCTGGCGTAATACGAACAACATGATCCGCGATAACTGGAAGATCACCGAACGCACCGCGCGGCTGGCTTTTATCGGTAACCGCGAGATCGAGGACGGCCCGCTGATCTTCGAGATGGGTACGCGTGGCGCCTACATCCATGGTCCCCATGGTGGGTACATGTTCTACCCGAACATGCACCAGGATGACGAAGGCAACATGATCTATGTCGGCCGTCGCGGTCCGGTCAAGTTCTATGGCGGCCTGGCGGTGGAGAACGTCTGTCAGTTCCTGTCCCGTGTGCTGCTGGGCGAACAGATGGTCCAGATCGCGGAAGAGTTCCCCGATGCACGGATCGTCATGTCGACGCACGACGAAATCGGCATGATCATCGCCAAGAAACGCGCCGAAGAACTGGCGAACCGCACCAAGGAAATCATGTCCACACCCGCGTGGTGGTGTGAGGAGCTGCCATTAAATGCCGCCGTCAAGGTCGACAGCTTTTACAACAAGTCTTAAAAACCTGACGCGCAAACAGCTGCACGAGATACTCAATGCGGTTGCGCGTAAGGCGTACGAGGTGGGGTACAAGGATGCTTCGATTGGCCTAAAGGAGCATCCTGATAAAGTGGCAATAACGGAGAAGCACCTGTGGAAAATACTATGAGCGCCGTATCGGTACTGCGGTATCTGACAGCCAATATCGTGGATGCACCAAAAAAGGCGTATCTTCGTAACCCCTTGGCGGCGTCACTGGAAGCGGCCGGAGAGTATGAACCAACCACGATTGATCGTGCACTGGAACATTTCTTCGGCGATGGGTTAAAGGCCGTCTAATGGCGACGTTAGGCGAGTTGCTTGCCGCGGTGGTCGAAGCGGACAACGAAGCCTCGGTGCATCGCTCTCGGCTCATCGAGAGCGATCGTCTGCTGAAGATCACCGAAGAGGCCCTGCTGGACGCCATGAAGGAACAGGGCGTGGATAAGGTCCGTAATCCTGAGTTGACCGTGACACTGGTGGAGAAGACACGGCCACAGGTAAAGGACTGGCAAGTGTTCTATAAGGTCGTGTCAAAACACCCCGAGCTCCTGGAGCGACGGGTATCAGCCAAACCTTTCGCTGAACTCCTGGAGCAGCGTAAAGGAAAAGCCATCCCTGGGGTGGAGTTGTACACCTACGAATCCCTCCAGAAACGACGAGAGTAATCACAATGAGCAAAGAAAAGAGTGTCGCAGTACGACCGGCCAAGACTGACCTGGCCACGATTGATCAGCAGCTCGCCGCTGAATCGATTAAGGATCAGGTCTCAGCAGGTGGTTCCGGTCCGCGTCTGTCCATCAATACCAATGGTCGCTGGTCAACTCCCGACGGTGCTGAGCTCGATACCACGATCAGTGTCATCGTCGTGGACTTCGTGTCGAAGAACACCTGGTATCCGCATCCGTATCAGGCCGGCAATCCACTGCCGCCGGGCTGTTTCGCGATCGGTAAGGTGCTGGCCAACATGCAGCCGTGCCCAGAGTCCCCAGAGCCACAGCACGATATGTGTCATGGCTGCGCACACGATCAGTGGGGTAGCTCAGCCACAGGTAAAGGTAAGGCGTGCAAGAACAGCCGCGAACTGGCTGTGATCCTGGAAGAGCAGGCCGCCGATCTGGACAACGCGGAGATTTTCATCATTTCCGTGCCACCCACCTCCATCAAGTTCTTCGACGGGTTCGCTCGTCAGGTGGAGCGCGTATTGGGCGGCCCGCCGATCAAAGCCGTGGTGGATATCACCGCGATGCCGGTCCCGGGTACGCGTTACTCCACGATGAACTTCGAGAATGTGCGTGCCAATAGCGACTACGCCGATCACTTCCAGCTGCGCGAAGAGGCTACGGCCATGCTCGAAGCGATCCCGGATGTGAGCAATTACGTCTCCAGCAACCAGAAACCCACACGGGCCGCTGCGCCTGCCGCCCGTCGATAAGAGGAAATCACTATGCCTATCCGAACCACCGTTTCCCGCATCGCCCAGCGCGGTGCAGTCACCGTACCTCCCGAGAACGCCAAAGCGCTCGATAATCTGGTACCGTCGGACGACGACCTGAACGAGCAGGAGCGCCAGGAGGCCCTGGCCAACTCAGCGGCTGATCAGGAAGATCACGAAGAGCAGGCCGAAACGGCTGTCGATACGGCGCTGCCACGTGGTCACGCCGAGCTACCGGCGCGTACGCGTCGTCCTCGCGGTCCGAACAAGCCCAAGGATGCGGTAAAGATTGCTCTCCAGGCTACGCCGGCTGTCGGCGAAACGGACAGCGCGCCGCAGCTTCGAGCGAAGATCAAGGAGACGGAGAACCTGATCCGTGAGGCGCGCGAGCGTCATACCACGGAGATGAAGGCGCTCAAGACCACGTACGCCGAGCTGCATTCGGCGCTCTTCGACCACGTCAAGTAACAAGGAGCGCCGTCGAAAGGCGGCGTCTTTCTATGGACCAAAGACTCGAAGGGTACATCGATCAGTTTCGGAAGGCCGAGGCCGAGATGGAACGGCTTAAAGAAGAAGCCATCAGCGCAGGAAACATAGCTAAAGGCCTTGAGCGAAGCTGGTGCGAAGCGATCAGGGACCGTGATAAGGCTAAGAACAATATGCTGCAGTACATGGTCACGGGTGACGACCCGTTCCCATTTTGAACGAGCATAAATTCACCAAGGCAGTGATCGATAAACTGCCGGCGTCGGTCCATGTTCAGTCTATGACGCCCGTGTGCATCACGGCGCCCGGCACCCCGGATCGGTACCTGGACTACAACCGCGACCTGTGGGTCGAGTTCAAGATAGCTAAAACGTTCGGTAAGAACGGCTACAACATGCAGGACCGTAAAGCCTTCATCTCCGCACGTCAGGAGATGTGGCTCGAACGGCGATACAACGCGGGCAAGAACGTGTGTGTGGTGGTCGGCGTACCATCAGATAAAGCACGGGGATTCATCCTGTGGACGCCACAAGAATGGTGCAGTCTCGTACTACCGGAGGTATTTATACCCCGACTACGATACTCAGCTGAGCTGGCGGCACAGTTACTGGAGCGGGTGCGATGATCGATTTGTTACGCATGCTGGGGATGCTGCTGATTCAGGGCTCCAAGTTCGCCAAGATGGGTTTGGTGCTGTATTTCGCTTTTCGTGGACGAGGTGTTGCCCACGCGTTCTAATCGTTGTACCTTGACCCCGTTCCTGCTGTGAGTAGCTGATATCGGGGTCCAGGCGTGAGTGACCCATAACCTCGCCAGTTTGAGCGTTCCTACCCTGTTCCTGAGTTGATTCTCCGGGGGCGTGATCAAACACTAAGGCGCCTTCCAGGGCGCCTTTTTTACCACTGGAGAAACCCGTGACCGATCAAGAAAAAGCTGTCGAAGCCCTGGACAAGGAGCTTGGCGAGAAACTTTCGCAAGACGAATACTGCTTGCTCAACACCACCTATGCCATGGTGGAGGACCTGGCCGACAGTAAACTCGGTCCTGGCCTGGATCACCTGTTCGCCGCGCATCACAGCGTCGAATCAGCCGAGCTTTCACTGGCCATCATGCGATTCATGGTCTACGTCGGTACGCTCGAAGAGCGTCTGTTCCGTGAGCACGGCATCGCCCACGAACGGCGCTATGACGTAGCGGCCGGCGCCGAGGATATCCGGGTCGTCGAAGAGGCGCTCCTGGCGCTTCGCACGACGCTCGCAGCAGCGGAGGGCCAGCACCATGTCCGTCACTAAACCTGTACCTCCAGACTATTACCGTGCACTGATCGCCTCGATCCTGGCACTACGTGCGCAGGGTAAGAGCGACGCGGCTGAGATGGCTACCGATGCGGCCGCGCAAGTGCTACGCTTATACAGCCCTTTCAACGAGGAGGAATTCCTGTTGGACTGCCGGCGTTTCGGTAACCGCGACAAACCCAAGAAATGAGTGGTGCATTATGAACCCGCAGTTCCGCATCCTCGAAGAGCTGTACCTTATCCGTGCTTCCCTAGCCCGCCTGGAGAGTAAAATGAGCGCATTAGACGACATCGTTACCACCCTGCAAAGCGACATCACTGCCAACACTGCCGCGCAAGTGGCGGAAAACGCCGACATCCAGAACGAGATCAATGCTCTGGCTGCCGCGATCGCTGCTGGTGGTAACGTCGATGCGGCTGCGGCCGTTACTGCACTGACCAGCATCAGTCAGGCACTGGAGGCCAACACGGCCACGATCAACCAGAATGCCACCAACCTGATCACCAGTCTGCAGGCAGCTACCACTCCCGCTGCTGGTAGCACCACGCCAGCCCCGACCCCGAGCTCCGGCTCGTGATCACAACCGTCATAGTCGGTGCGGTGTGCTTCGTGCTCGGCTATATCATCCCGGAGCCGAAATGGGTAGCCAATCTGATCGCCAAGGCGAAAGCCGAGAAGGCGAAAGTCTGATGGTCATCATCGATAACGCCTCAGAAGCAGAGATCATTGCTCGTTTCCACTGTGAGCCTCCACGCTGCGGGGTTATCGAACCCACGCCTGAGCTGACTCTTTGGCGAGACTGTCTCGACAGCGATACGAAAGGCGGTTAATTAAAAAGGGCTCCTTACGGAGCCCTTTCTTTTTGCCTCTTTAATGAGGGTCGCCGAATTATGTAGTTGCTAACACGTGTCCGGCCCACGGCGCGAGCACCAGATAAGCCCAGAACGCCAGCAGGAACCAGAACGTCGAACTACGCCACTCTTCGCTGCCCTTCGGCTTGTTATTTGCTGCGAAGATCGCGATCAGTCCCAGGATCAGGATGACAGCCCAGACGATGCTCACTTGGTCTTACTCCGCTCTTTATCCTGCTTCAACGCCGCGGCATCAATCTCCTGTGCCTGCTGTACCGGCGATTTGATGTTGTTGTCAGCGGCCCACTGACGTACGCGCTCCAGATGCTCGGCGTTGGTTTCGCCCGGTTGCAGCATCGGCTGCGGCGGGACTGTCTTGGTCGAAGTGGTTTTGGCAGCCGATGCCGGTGTCCGCGCCGCCTGTGCAGGCGTTTGCGGGTTCTGCGAAGGACCTTTTGTAAAAGCCATTTCATCTCTCCAGAAACGATCAAGGGTGGGTGTATTTCTACAGCCACCCTTGTTGTCATGCGGTGAAGGTTTAGGACTGGTTTTCGAGCTTCGATAGATCGGTTTCGTCTTCGGCGATCTCGACCCTGAGCGCTTCGGCGTTTTGTGTGTTTTCCCACGCCTTCATTCGCGCGCGGTACAGTTCGATCGGCTCACCGGCTTGCTGTTTCGGTGCGACATCGTTGCTCATTGGTAGTACCTCGGTGGAAAAATGGTGGCGGAAGGCGAACCCGCGCGACATGGTCATTACGATTCGGCAGCTTCTGCCCGGCCCATATTACGTAGGAACTCGCCCATGTTTTGTGTGTTGTTCAACTGCGCATCTGCGCCCATCGCCGAAGTAGCGGCACCGGCGCTCAGTCCTTTTGTCATACTGGCGTTCGTAGTCATGACGTTGCCGTACGGCCATACTGGATAACGATCGACATACCGATCGCGATACACGACGTACGGGTAGGATACCGCGCCATCGATCAGCTTGACCTTCGCCGTGATCTTCTCCCACTGCTTCGCGGTCGGTGTGCGCTCGATGCTTTCGCTGAAGCCTTCGAACCAGGCTTTAAACTCGTTGTTCGTCATATCACTCTCCGTCCTGTTTGCCGGTGGCCATCAGGAAATCAAGCTCCTGTTCCTGGGCCTTCATCCAGCGCAGTTGTTCGTGGCGATGGAAGTTCATCGCGGTCTGGAGCACGTCCATGGCTTTATAGAACGCACGCGTACGGGAAAGGTCGTGCGGTGGCATATCGACTTCGGCCGATACACTGAACCCGGTGTCCAGGGTGATGACGCAAATACTGACGTTCTCGCCTTCGCGGGTGCTGTGGTCAACGCGGTCGATCCGACGATGAACTTCGTCGCGACTGACGTGTGTGGGGTCTTTATCCCGGACTTCTTGTTCCTTGGGTGTCATGCTGACTCCTGGTGCGTGGCTGATGGACTTGGGGGCGCGCCTCTTTGGGCACTCTTTATCGCTTATCGCAGTCGGCTAGCATCACTTTTGCGTGTGCTAGGTTTAATAGCGCCTGCGTGAACTGCAGCGCGTCGATGGGCCGCGTATCGTCGCCAATCTTCTTGGCCAGCGCTTTCATCGCACTTTCGATTTCACTGTTCATCTGGTTTTACCTCAGATAGTTAACTGTCATGCCGGCGTAGGCCGTGCATCGCGAGCGCGAAGTTCGCCCGCTGGGCGAGCTTACCACCCTTTTTGGAGGCGCGTCTCAGTGTCTTGACAGGTATTTTGTCGCCTTTCTTAACGCCCAGTTCGGCATGCAAGGCACCCGGTTTCTTGACCGCACCAGCGATCCAGTCTTTATCGTCCGCCATGATCCTTATCCTCGAAGTACCCGTGATACAAACTCTGCCCCGGCAGCGACTCGATCAGCGTATTCTTGACCGGCTGCTCGCCGATAACGGTGCGCCCCAGCTGCTGGGCCTGCGAGATCGACGGGCCGGCGACGGCTGACAACGGCACGTTACCCCTGGCCACATCTTCCAACGATCCCAAACCGGTGTCCAGCTTCGGGCCAGCCAGCCCCGACCGCGACGCGGCCAGTTTCAGATAGTCCTCCGCGGTCCAGTTCTGCCGATTCGGATTACCCGCGCCGCCGAACTGCACCAGCTCGCGCGCCAACTCCGCGGCCATCGACACCGCCAAATACCCCGCGACTGGCGCGACGCCCTGCAAGTTCCCGTTCTTCACCTCGTGGATCATGCGCTCGGTGATCGTGGCATAGAACGCATATAGGTAACCTTTGTACTGCGAGGCGATCGCGAAGTGCGGATCACTGTGCCAGCCCGGTTTCTGGGTCGGCACTGGGCGCAGGACGGATTCGTCGACGAACTGATAGAGCGCTTTATCGACCGCGGCATTACGCTGGACGTAGCCTGGGTGCGTCGGGTCTTCCTTGATGTCCTCGGGCTTAATACCGAGCTCGGCGAGGTAACGTGCCGAGTGCGGCCCAGGCGTCTGCGCGTGCTGTAGCAAGAACTTGTTCGCCCCTTCGGTCGCGGCCAGCCGCGCGAAATGTGTCATCGATTCCATGCCGTTGACCTTGAACAGCGCGCGGTTGATCCGGTACGACCACGACTTGACGTTATCTTCGTTCGATGCACCGTAGTTATACGCCAGCGCCTCGGACGCGGCACGCGACTCGACGGTGCCCAATGAATGCGCCATGTCCGACAAGTACGTCGGGTTCTTCGACATCATGGCTTTATACGCGCCCTTATACCCTTCCCACGTATTCTTCATCGAAGAGCTGCGCGTCCACACGCCCAGCGGGTCGATCATGTTGCCAAACAGCCCGAGCCCCAGCACGCGCAAGTTCTGGTAGGCGATGATCGCCTGTGATGCTTTCTGCCACTGCGCCGAGTTGATGTCACCCAGTTTGGTGCCGAACATTTTGTCGAACGTACCGATCGCCTTGGCGAAGTACGGATTCGGTCCAGTGCCATAGCTGCCCATGGCGGCGTCCACATAGTCCTTCATCGTCTGGATGTGTGCGTCGGTCGCACCTTGTTCGCGCGCCTGGGTAAGGAGCTGATCGAACGTCGAGGTCTTCATGTCACTGGTCTTACCCAGCGCGTTGGTGAACTCCGCCACGTTCGTCGCATGCGAGGCGTAGGGGATCATTAGCTGTTCCAGGTCCTTGGTCTGGAAACTGGCGAACTGTTTGTTGAGCTCTGGATCGTTCTGCTTGTAAATGAACTCGCTGACGCGCGTCTTGAATTCGCTGCCACCGGGCGCCGCGCCCGTATCGGCGAACGAACGCCCACCCAATGTGTAGTCCGGATGGCTCGCGGCCATCTCACGCATCTTGTTGATCATGTCCATGTGCGACATGTCGCTCGTATCCCAGCCCTTCGACTTGAAGTAATCGCGCATACCGTCTTCGAGCTTCGGGTCCGACAACATCGCGTTGAACTCGGTCGCGCGGTTCTGCACTTCCTTCTGGTCCATCGAAACCGGGAAATAGTCTTCGATGTGACCCATGACGACACCCTTCGAATCCATGTACGACTTGATGTCCTTGAAGTACCCGAGCACGTTCTGCCGGTGCTGCTCCATGACCGGATCGGCGAGCGTCGTCTGTGAGCGCAGTGCGTCGAGCACGGCCGGCTGATCTTTCTCCGGGATCGAGTTGATGATGTTGGTCGCGCGCTCCCACAGCTGCGCGCGTTTCTGCGCGCGCGCCTGCAGCATCGGCTGACCTTCGCCGCGTTCGCCCGTTTGGCGGTGCACGAGAGAGGCGAGCACGTGCGCCGCCGGGATGTTCGTCGCGCGTAGCCGCTCGTCCATTGAGGCCAAGAACTTACCGGCGGCCGGCGCCACCTTCAGGTGCGCGAACTCCGCCGTCGTAAACAGCGCATGACGGATCGCGGCCTGTGTGGTGGCGCCGGCGTCGCGCAGTGCCTGTTGCCGTTCGGACTCCACGGTACGCACGACGCTGGTGGCCGCGTCAGTGCGTCCGACCTGGGCGTCCTGGAAAATGCGCTCGGCCAGTTCGTTCTTCGTGGCGATACCGGTCGCGGTCATGACGGCGTCGCGCAGCCGCGTCAACGGACCGAGCAGTGATTTATCAGTCAGGTTGAGATCGCCAGCGACCCATTTCTTAAAGCCTTCGTTGATCGCGGTCTGCATCTGCGTCGCGGAGTTACCCAACGCTTCGGCCGTGTCGTGATCCGCACCCACTAGCAGCTGCTGCATCATGTCGCGACGCTGCAGGATGCTGTACAAGATGCCACGATCGCGAGGGTTGAGCGCCGCGCTCAGATCGTCGGGCGTGGAGCTGCCGGAGCGTGGGGCCGCCCCCGACGCCGAGGCTGGGGGAGCGTGGTCGGCGTCGGGTTTGGCAGGTGCCTCGTAGAGGCTGTGGACCCAATCCCGTACGGCTGCGGGGGAATCCGTCAGTCGGGGATCGACTCCACGCACCAGATCATACGCGAGCTTCGTGGCTTTGGCCACGCTCTGCATGAACTTGCCCACGATGGTCTGCGCGCCAGTGTGTTGTTCCAGCGCACGCGCCACGGAGTCAGCCAGGTACTCATGCGCCGAGAGCAGGTACTTCGCCTGCGCATCGGTCAACTGACCGCGTGTCTTCGCACTTGCTCCGCGCATATCGTCGATAAGACGCAGCCCTGAGAAGAGCGGCGCCTTGGACAGGCGCGTCTCCAGGTTATCGGCCGCTCCGCGCTGCGCTACGCGCCACGCCTTATAGCCGGCGAAGATCGCCGCTTTCTGTTCGGGTGTAGCCGCTTCGAATTTCTCGTTGACGATGTGGTGGCCGAACTCGTGCATCATCGCGCTGACGCGCGCCGCACCTTTCAGGTTCTTGTTCAGGCTGATGATGACTTTGCCGTCTGCACCTTTAGGCATGATCATCGCGGGCACATCACCAGTGTGCGCCGACAGCGTCGGCTCGCTCGTACCAAAGGCCTTAGCCAGTGCGCTCAGCGTCGCGGACTCTTTCAGATGGCTGGCCGCGGTGCGCGGCAGCGACTTCAAGTCGTCCAGTGCTTTGCCGATAGCCTTCCATGCAGGCATCTTCTGGATCGCTTCGACGCTGTCGCGCAAGCTACCGTTCGGCACGGACTGCTCAGCCAGCGGCACCTTATCGTCGTACTTCAGATTACCCTCAGCGACAGGACCAGCCAGATCAGGATCGCGCACTGCGCTCGCTACTGGCGTTTCTTTACCCGGCTGCGCATCGATACGTTTCTGCAGTGCATCGGCGTAAACCGCCTGCTTATCGCTGGCGTTCTCAAACCCGTTGGTACGATCTTCGATATTGGCGTACGCACTGTGCTGTGCGTCCGTTACCGGCCGGCCGTCAGCCAACGCCTTCAGGTATGGAATCTGCGCACCGTTGTCACCAGTGACACGCTCGCCCGCCAGACGCGACATCTGATAACGGTCGTCCGCTTCACCCATTCGCTGCGCCACGGTCGGATCAGTTTCGGCCAACTGTCGTGTCGCTGATTTAATGAGTCGTGTGTTCCCGTTGTCGCCCATGTGCAGCGCGTCTTCGTACAACTCGGTGACGTTGCGCGAGCCCTGACCGTCCGGTTTCTGTGTCTGCAGGCCGAGCCGGTCCGCCGCACGGATCGCCGTGTTCTCGATCTGCCGGGCATCGGTAGGCTTCTGATTGAGCTCGGCGCCGAGTGCGTTGTTCTGTTTATCGGCGATACCGGCGATATCGCCATTCATCTCATTGACGCCATCAGCACTTTTCGCCTGGGCGTCGGCCGGCATGCCCAGCGCGTCGTTCGTGGGCGCGGCGCGACCGGGCGTCTCTTCGACAGGTGCGTGCGCCTTGGCCTGTTTAGTCATCGCTGCGCGGGCGATCGCGGCTTCATTGGGCGACAGCGTACCGCCTTCGCCGGGGAACACGCGCTTACCCGCGGTGATGGACGCCGGGTCAATGACGTGACCGCGATCAAGGGCTTCGGCTTGCACTGCCAAGATCGCAGTGAGCTTACGGTCGCCCATGCCCTGTAGCAACGCACGGCCTTCCGGCGTCTGGGTGACGCTGGACGCGGCCTGCTTCAGGTTGAAATCGACCGGTGCGCCATCGCCTTTGGTCAAACGGACGTTCTCATTGTCGGGTGTGGAACGCGCAGGACCACCCTTCTTCTGGAAGAACTGCGCGTTCTTATAGGTGTCGTCATCGACGTAACCCAGGCCCTGCGGTTGCTCCTGTTCCGTCAGGCCGGTGGTGTCATTCGGCGCTTCTTCGCCGGAGGCCAGATCGGGGCCGGCCTTGGCAAAATCCACGCGTGCCTTCGTATCCGGGTCCATCTTGTCGACGGTGGCCAGGACGCGAGTAAGTTTGGATTGCTGCTCCGGATCGAGCGTCGTCTTGATGAATGACGAAGCGGTGTTCTTGTCTTTCGCCGAGAGACTCGACCAGCCGTCAGTGATCGCGCTGGCCACGGCCTTGATGCCGGGCACGGCCTGCGCGGTGAACTGATCGTCGTTAAGCATCGACGCCACCGTCTTCTCGGTGGGCGAATCGAACAGCACGTCGTACTGCGGTGCACGCGACGTCATATATTCGGGATTGACGAGGCCCGACGCCGGGCCATTCAACGTCGCCGTGGTGCCGTCATCTTTGACGTTATACGGTGCGGTTGACTTGACCAGATCATCGTAGTGTGTGGCCGGATCATCCTGCACCGTGGCCAGGGCGTCGTCGAACTGCGCACCGGCTGTGGCGCGCGGCGTACCGTCGTCATTGATCGGCGTACCGGGCTTGAGTCCTTCAGCCGAACCGTTGCCGAACTTCGAGAACCGCGATTTGATCTCGCTGGCGAGCGTGGAGGTGTTCTCCTGCATCGCGTCGGAGACGCTGTGCTCGCCTTTGAAACCGGCCGGCGCACCAAATACTGCACCACCCAGTACACCATCAGCGACGGCGTTGATGTAGTCCGGGAGTGCCGGTGTGGCGGCTGGCGAGCCAGTCATCCATGCGTGTGCAGCGCGATCGACCGCGACGTTCGCGGCATTGGATGCCCCGCCGATCGCAGCCTGTTCGCCCGCGTTCTTGGCAATACGCGCCAGCATACCCGGTGCTTGACCGGCGATTGCTTCGGTCGCCGCGCCACTCAGTCCGTACCGCGCGAGAAGCGCGAGGCTAGGAGCAGCAGAGATCGCGCCAGTGAGCGCCGACGTGGCCAGACCTTTCTGCGCGCGCTCGGCCAGCGTCGAGCCATCGCCCGGGTCATTGACCACATCATCGACGACGCCCGGAGCAGACTGCACCGCGCCCGCACCACCCGCACCGACGAACTCGCCCAGGTGTTTACCGATGACATTGGACTGCTCGGTGGGGATCGGCGTCTCTATCGTACCGGGTGTGACGGATGGTTCGACCGCCGCTTTGGTCGCAGCGACAGTAGCATCGCTTGCAGCGGGAGCGGCTTCGCCGGCGGCCGCCGCTGCTGCATCGGCAGCGGTAGGTAATGCTGCACCTTCAGCGGCATCCGTAGCGACGCCACCAATCAAACGACCGGCCGCGCCTTCAGCCAGACCACCGATACCGCCGGTGACTGCACCGGCCGCGACCGCCGCTGCGGTGCCGGGGATCATGTTGCCGAGTTTGTACTGTGCGTAGGTGCCGAGGTTACCGGACTGCCAGGCATCGGACAGTGAGCCCGCGCCCTGCGGCGTATACTGCGCCGCCTGTTGACCAATGGCCTGCGAACGGCGCAGTGTCGCCACGGCGTTGGCCGTGTCGTCGGGGGTGCTAGAAAGTGCAGCCTGAATCAAGCCGTGAGTAGCCGTCAGCCCCTGGCCGAGTTGGTCGTAGCCAGCGGCGATACCACCGAGGAATGGGCTGGCCCGTGTATACGCCGTACGTGCTGCCAAGTCATTGGCAGCGTCCATCGCGGCGTTATTATCCGCGTCAGTAGGCGCCGGGGGCGGCGCTACAGCCGTCGGATTAGGTTGCCGTTGGGCGAAGTAGTCCGACAGGCTGATAGGCATTACTTACCTCATTGACCGCTGTTCTTCAGAATCTGCAGCTGTTGAGGCGACAGGTTATTGATGCCCGGGCCATAGTTCGCGCTGCGCAGCACCGAGTCCCCTGGAGTGAATGCGGCGACCAAGCGGCGGCCAAGACCGCGTTGCACAGGATACTCGGGATTATCGACGGTGTCGCCGCTCCCCGGTTCCTTAAAACCGTTGAACGCACCGGTCTTCGGATCGAGCGCGAGGTCCTGCCAACGTGTTTGCGGGACAGCGGTTCGCGCACCGACTTCCCACGGATTCAGTGACGCCGAGGCACCCGGCTGCGCGACCTTGGACAGTAGTGTCGCGGCCAACTCACGACCGGCTGGCGTCGCCAGCTGCGCCTTGAGTTTGTCCGGGTCGGTTTCGAGACGGTTCGACAAATCGATCGCAGCCTGGTTGGGGTCAGTCTTTTCCTGGTTGCCGAACTGGTTGACAGCGTCATCCGCCATCTTCTGATCGCTCTGACCTTTTTCCACGGCGGCTCGACCCTGCTGCACGGCAAGTTCGCCTGCCTGTGTTTTGTTGCGATCGGCCGCGGCTTGCGCCCGCTGCAGCGCCGAGAACACCTGCGTCTGCGTCTGCACTGGCAGGTTCCCGATGCCCGACGGCATACCGCCTGCGCCTGCACCACCTACGCCGGTACCGCCGAAGACGTTCGCGCCGGGCTGCTGTGCGTTACCGAACGACGGCGAACCGCCGACGTTGCGCGAGCGCAGCAGGTTCGCGTCCATCAGATTGGACACGCCTTGGTCCGTGTTGGTATTCGCGCCC